GTATCGATACGGTGCGACAAAATGCCATTGCTAGGCAAAACTATTATGACCAGATCAGATACGAAGCAGAAAGGCATATGGTAGGAGTGTGGCCTACATGATACCTAAAGACGACCTATTAAGAACAGCTCTAGCAATATTAGGAGTAGCCCTGGCATTACTTGCTATAGGTGGCTGCTCTAATTACAAGACAGTACCAAAGGGCGTTACAATAGAAGATAATATTGTGACTACTGTGGTCGATGATATGGGCAGCGTAAAGACTTGTGATAGAGAGGGTGAGGTATACGGGTGTCATTTTAAAATTGGCGGCATTCACTATATCTACTCATTGCCTTTAGAGTCTTGTATCGAGCATGAAAGAAAGCATTTGACCGGCTGGACACATCCGAAAGGTTATAGAGATGATTGTCATAGGGATGGTCAGTTATATTTGAGTGATAAAAAGTTTGAGGGTTAAGCGATGAATAGGTCTATAAAAAGGATTGATAAAATGGATGTAAGAAGCAATCAGAAAATTAAGAAAGCTAAAGCAGAAAAACATAACCTTAAGTATGAGGCCAATAAGCAGTTAGAAGAAAAACTCCAAAAAATTAGAAGGGTTTTAAAAGATTAAGTATGAGGCCAATAAGCAGTTAGAAGAAAAACTCCAAAAAATTAGAAGGGTTTTAAAAGAGGATAAAGCAGTCTAAAATATAACCATTATTTTATAGGACTATAAAAATGGCTGACACAAGAAACAATTTAAGCAAAGTTCAGGTTATATCTTTCGATGCTGTAGATGGGGTATATGAATTTCCTACGCACTTGGATTCTAAGGCTCAGGTGTCTCTAGGCGCTCCTGATGATGGCACTTATACAGGCGGAACTTTGACTTTTAGGGCTAAAGCTCCTGCGGGTTTTGGCTTTGAGGATATTTCTCCAGTTAACTCTATCGATATTTCTGCGCCAGTGTCATTTACTATTGATAATATGATAGGTGAGCTTGAGATTACTTTAGCTGCCTTTACTGGTACAGCAACTCTAATGAATGTAGCCGTTTCTTATTATGAATAGTAAAGAAGGTTTTACCTCAGTTCAGGGCTTTGTTTCTGAGTCTGGCTTTACCTCTGTTCAGGGTTTTACTAATGGCGGAGGTGGATTAGGTGAGGAGCTTCAAGTCAATTGGGATATGTCTCAAGGTCTCACAGCCTGGGGTAGTTCTGCTACCTCATCACTTCAAGCCGTAAATGATAATGGTGAGGACGCGGTATTAATTACTCAAACAGGTGCATCTCCTGCTAGTGGAAATATGTCTATTTCAGGATTAGAGATAGGCAAAAATTACAGGGTTAGGATAAGAGCTAGAAGAGGCGTTCAGGGTGATCAGCAGCGCGTAGGTTCTTTCCAATGGTCAAATAACATCGTAACATTTCTCACAGGGTCAACTTATGAGAACATTACTTTAGATGTAACAGCCACAGCCACAAGCGGATTGTCTTTTTTGATTGTTGCTCAGACAGGTGGCTCAGTAGGTGATGAAATGTATGTCAGCGAATTATCAGTAAGGGAAATACTATGAGAAGGTTAAAATCAACGTCAAAGGGCGGCCAGTCATTAAAGTCACGAGCAAATGAGTCTAAAGGCAAGCGTAAGAAAGAATTAGACAAGTTAAGCAAAGTCGATAAGGCCAACTACAAGAAAGCGCCAAAGGCTGTTAAAAAGAAAATAGCGGCAAGTTACAAGAAAAAAACAAAAACCCGTACTAAAAACAATGGGAAGTATATATAATAGCCTAGTCAATTATGACTCAACTCGCTTGAGTGATGTTGATAAATAAATTTTGTGAAAGAACCCGCTGTAAAAGGTGGGTTTTTTTATGTGTGTAATTTGTTAAACTTAATGCAAATTAGCATTGATTTAGCATAAATATGTCGAAAGGTAAGAAAGGCTTTCAAAAAGGCAATAAGGAGCATGAGAAGGCTGCCAGAGGGAAAAACAAAAGAACCTTAATACTTGAGGCGCTAGAAAGGCAGGGGCAGACTCAAGAGGGGTTTTATGATCTTCTCGTCCAAAGGGCTTTGAATCCAGAAGATAGCTTTGCTTTTGCTGAGTTGTGGAAAAGGTTTCACCCGATAGAGAAATCAACCTTTCCTACTTATGAGTTCACATTCCCAGAAAACGGAACAAAGCTAGAGAAGGCCGATGCTATTATTGATGCCATAGGGGGTGGGATAATCCCTATTGATGCAGGAAAGATGCTAATGGACATCATTAAAGACGCTTCAGCTATTGAAGAGCTTGAAGAATTGGCCGTAAGACTTGAGAAGCTAGAAAAGCTATATGAGCAAAGCATTAGCCAAGAAGATTGATGACTTAGAGTCATTATTCGCTACTCGTGAGGCTCAAGACAGTCAATGCGTTTATGGGCTTTATGATAAGAGCGGATTGGTTAAGTCTATCTATCAGAAAGATGGCGAATGGCTAGAAACAGACAAAGAGCCATTTGTTAAAATTCCCCTAAAGCTTGAGAAGGTAATAACAAGTCCTAAGCGATTTATTGTTATCGTGGGTGGTCGTGGTTCTGGTAAGTCTCAAAACATAGCTGCTATTGAATGTGAGCGCATGAATAGCAAAGGGATTAAGGTTGCTTGCTTTCGTGAGTTCCAAGTATCTATTGATGACTCAGTATTCTCATTACTGCAGAATCAAATCAATCGGCATGGCCTAGAAGGATTTACCTATCCTAATGGCAGCGTAAAGAATCAAAACGGCGCAGTTGCTAAGTTTAGAGGCTTGGCAAGAAATCCTGAGTCTATGAAATCAATGGATGGCTTTAAAGACTTTTGGGTAGAAGAGGCGCAGACTGTTTCAGATAATTCTTTAAAACTACTCACTCCAACGATGCGAGCAAAAGAAGGCCGCATTATCTTTACTGCTAACCCTGCATCAAGTGAGGATGCATTTTCTCAGAGGTTTATAGTCCCGTTTCGTGATGCCTTGGATAGAGATGGCATTTATGAAGATGATATGCATCTCATTATAGAGATGAATTGGCGCGACAATCCTTGGTTTCCTGCCGAGTTAGAGCAAGAGAGACAATGGGATTATGATAATTTGCCCAGGGCTTTGTATGATCATATATGGGAGGGCAAGTTTAACGATAGTGTTGAGAATGCTCTGATCATGTCTGAATGGTTTGATGCTTGTATCGACGCACATATTAAGCTTGGGTTTAAGCCAAGAGGTGCAATAGTAGGCGCTCATGACCCTAGTGATTTAGGAGGAGACTCTAAAGGCTTGGCTATTCGTCATGGATCAGTGGTTACTGATGTATTTGAGAAGGTGCAGGGTAATATCAATGAGGGCGGCGATTGGGCTACAGGTTTAGCTATTCAGAATAATGTCGATGCTTTTACCTGGGATTGTGATGGGATGGGCGTTGGCCTTAATCGGCAAGTATCTAAGGCTTTTGAAGGTAAAAACGTATCTATTTCTATGTTTAAGGGTAGTGAGAAGCCTGACTTTCCTGATTCTATCTATGAGCCTTGTGATGGAAGTCCTATGAGGAATCAGAAGAAATGGAAAGAAGTGGCTAAGAATAAACGCGCTCAATACTATTTGCAGCTTAGAGATAGATGCTACAGAACATATAGAGCGGTTGTGCATGGTGAGTACCATGACCCAGACACTTTGATTAGTTTTAGTTCTGATATTAAAATACTCAATAGACTTAGGGCTGAATTATGCCGTATGCCTATCAAGCCTAATAGCAATGGATTATTTGAGCTGTATACTAAGCCAGATATGAAAAGTAAATTTAATATGTCAAGCCCTAACTTGGGCGATTTCCAATCCGTCCAATGGGTAGACGCTAATGGATTTAAAAGAATTAAAAACGCTACACGATAAAGCCTACAATGCCGGTCAAGTACCAAGAGAGCAGGCTTCCGATGATTTAGTATTCTATTGGGTGACTCAGTGGGATGATCAATTACTTAATGACTCACAGCTTCAGTATAGAGGTGAGTTTAATATTATAAGAAAAGCAGGACGTCAGATCATGGCGGATTTGCGATTAAACCCTATTCAGCCTGACTTCAAGCCAAAGGCCGAAACCAGGGAAGATGATGCTGAGTTAATGGATGGCATTTATCGGGCTACAGATAGACAGCTATCTTCTCAGGAGGCTTATGATTATGCATCTCAGGATGCGGTTGTATGCGGGTTTGGTGCTTGGGAGCTATACACTGAGTACGAGACCAATCAGGTCGGCGATATGAATCAGGTTATTAAGCGCCGATATATTCCAGAAGCAAATAACACTGTATTCTTTGACCCTAATGCCGTTGCTTTAGATAAGAGTGATGCGCGTTATGCCTCTGTGCTGTTTAGATACTCTGAAGATGGGTATAAAGAGCTTTATGAGGAATTGACTGGCGAAAAGCTTGAGGGAGTGAATTGGGATAGTTTTGCACAGCCTGAAGAGAGTTACACTTTCCCTTGGGTTAGCGAGATGAAAAAGGTTTATGTTGCTAAGCTTTATTGCCGTAAAAAGGTTAAAGACACAGTCATTACTTTTATTGACCCTGTTGGCATGGAAGTTATCTACCTTAAGTCTCAGTTATTGGCTAATGACATTCTTGATGACTTGATTGATGAGGGTTATGAGGTTGAGGCAGAGAAAGAGATTGAGCGCTGGGAAGTGACTCAATATATCTGCTCAGGTAGCGAGATATTAGATGAGCGCGTTATTGCTGGTGAGAATATTCCTGTAGTTCCTGTTTATGGTGAAAGAGCGTTTATCGAGGGTGAAGAATAC